TCTAAAATTCCATTTATCTAAGTCTTGATAGAAAAAATAGTTTGCTCGTTCGTCTTCTTCATTCTCGGAGTAAGCATTTTCTGCCAATTGATGCATAAGATCTAAGAATTTTTGAGGTCCATCTTTTCTTAAACTTGCATAGTCTTCATCCTCAACTCTATACCAAATTTTGTTTGTAGTTTCCTCAATATAAGGCTGCTCTTCGCCAGAAACATCAAAATCAACATTGTTTGTTATTAAATAATCAACAAACTCAGATATGAGTCCTTTTGATTCCTCTGGATATTCTCCATCCTCGTAAAGATGATTTGAATCATAATCGCCCTGTAAATGATCTCGACTTGCAAACTTTATTTCAAATCCACGCATCGCATTAAATTCTGGATTATCAATTTGCTCAATTGAAAATATCTGAAAAGGTGTTAATTCTTTTTCTGTTTCGTCTGGTTCTTGAATTGTTAAATAAAGAAGCTCATTGCCTTTCAGGGGAAGAATCGAACTAAAATCTAAGAAGTCTTTTATTAATATTCTTCCTGAAAGAGAAGGTGCAAACATATCCTCAAAGAATGTAAGTTCTTCAAGTGCTTGATTCTTCAACAAGTCCCAAGATTCATCACCAGAAGGAGTGGGACTATTATCGGTAGTAATTAGAGCTTTTTTAAACAGAATCTGGCTAGATGCTGATCTTTCATTGCTAGACATAATCTAATCCTTGTTCTAATACACTCGTTGATTTAGAGAAGAAGAGTCGCCATCCTCACTTGGAGTCGCAAGTTCTACTACTCTGAGACCTGTAGATGAATATGTTTGGATGTCTCCAACTTCACTCGTAATGCTTGTTTTCAACAAATCATATGCTTGAAATTTATAAGAATCATCCAAAAGTTTTATTCTGTTTATTCTCTCTTGATCTCCACCAATTTCTCTAAAGGTTATAGCACTATACTGATTACTATATGTATTACCACTAGAACCGGACATTTTTAAAATACCACCAATTATTGTATCAGCAAAACAAATACCGGAATCGCCTCCGATGATTCCTTTTGGAGATGTTTTTTCTACGCTTAATTGTCTCACATTCCAAGTTGGAGGCAGATTTCTTCCCGAAGTATTATCAACGAAATCTATTACTTCATCATCTCTTGATGTTATTTTTAATATTCTTCCCCATACCACAGATCTTGCACTATAGCTGTCATTTGGATCCGCATCTTCGAGAACGAGTATCAAATCACCTTCACTGAATTTTTTTGAGTCTCTGCCAGAAACAACCGCAGATCTATAAGATGATTTAAAAGTTTTTATCTTTACTGCTGCTCTTTTATCTTCTGCGTTGAGTGGAATTGGAGATGTGTAATTTGTTCCACCTGAAGTGGTAATAGAATTTTCAGAGGAGTCTGTTCCTAATACGATTATGTCATCGGATTGAAAATCTCTTTCATTATCTCCATCTATTCTTTCAATATAAAAAACACTTTCTTCAACAGATGAGCTAGATCTCTCTATAAAACCATTTAAATCAGCTTTATTGTTATATGATTCTAAAAATGGATTTACTATATCATTATACAACAAAACTAACCACCACCACTCCGAGTCACCATAAACTTTTTCAGCTATGATATCACATGTATCTCCTGGCTCTAAATTATAGTAAGAGTAAGGTCTATCAGTGAAAGTATTATTAAACAAAAATCTAGTTCTGCGAAGAACATCAACTAACTCTTGATCTTTGGCATTAACAGAAGGATAGTCATATGTTGTTTTTGGAAATGGTTTAAAATACATTATTCATTTCCCCTTTCTATTCCTCGTATTTTATCAAAGTATTCTTTGTTTAGAAGTTTTACCTCTGCAAAATTAATTGAGAGTCCAACAAAAGATGGAGCAGCTTCTCCACTTTCATCTGAAGCAGCGGCAGAGTATATTCCTGCTCCAGAATAATTCACATCAACATTAGTAATTATGCAAGTTCCAAATGTTCCAAAGTTTGTATTTTGAACGAGACTCGTAGTTGTTGTTTCTTCGCCGTCCGCATTATTGGTCGTTGTCTTCTGTGTGGAAAAAGAACCACTCGCATTTCTTGTTATATGTCTAACTCTCCACTGTAGAGGGGGTTTATACGAGATGAGATAATCATTTTCTCCGTTACCAACTGATGGATATGTCCATGTCTGAAACTGATGGATCAAATCTGTTAAACCCTGTTGATCTTGTCCAGTTAGAGGAGTTAATTCCCAACGATATGAAAAAGTTCTAAACCCTGGCGATTTGAAATGTTGCTGCTCTCTGGGATTTCTTACGGTTCCGAAACCCGGTATCATTAATCTAGCTTGTTGCCCTAGCTCTCCAAGCCCTCCAACAATTGCAGCACCAGCTTCTGCTCCTGTTGGCAAAAGACTTTTTGCCACTTCCGCAGCGGCGCCTGGAATATCACCTATACTCTTTACATTTCCTGCGGCACTCTCGAACGCTTTAACCACTCCCGCACCCCCTGCGATTGTGCTGAAAGGTAAAGTGTTATATTGTTGAGAATTTGCTTCAGATAAATTTTGAGGTGCTAAAATTCTAATTCTAACCTTTTCTTTACCTTGGGGTTCAGATCCTTCGCTTCCCTCATGTTCCAGATTCACTTCTGGCTCATAGCCCACAAATTCGACCCAATGGTCTACCTCGTTTGATGCAAAAGATCCCGGTAATGGAAAGTAGTAAGGTTTTTCAGCCATTTATTTTCTCCCGTAATATATATACTGAACATACCCCGGTAAAAATATGGCATATAAAACAAAATACAAAGTTCAAAATAGAAGAAAGTACATAGGAAATCCAGATAAAGTTATCTGTAGATCCCTATGGGAGAGAAGAGTCTGTAAATATCTAGACTCAAATAAAAATATAATTCGATGGGGAAGTGAAGAGATTGCTATTCCATACTATTCTCCGGTTGATAAAAAGATGCACAAGTATTTTCCAGACTTCATAGTTGAAAAAATAGGAAAAGATGGTGCAGTAAATACTTTGATTATCGAAGTGAAGCCATATAAACAAACACTAGAACCTAAGAAGAAAAGAAAGTCAAAGAAATCTTACATTTCTGAGTGTATCACATATGAAATAAATACAGCAAAATGGAAAGCAGCAAAAAGGTTGTGTGGAGACAATGATTGGAAGTTTTTATTACTTACAGAAAATGAAATTTTGCCATAAAAAGGCATAAATAATGTAAAGGAGCATGATAAATGCCAGAACAACCCAGTCCTCCACAAACTCCAAAACCTGCAACAAATCTAGCCGGACAGGCTCGAACATCTACTACAGGTATAGATAATTTTGTTAACTTCTTTCAGGAAGGAGTTCTTTCCCCGTCAAAATATAACTGTCAAATTTCATACCCCGATAGTATGCAAGGGGTAGTGCGAGACAGAGTTAAAACATTTCAACTCGCAGAATCTATAACTCTACCCGGAAGAAGTTTAGCAACTCTTCAAAGAAGAACATTCGGACCTTCTAGAGACGTTCCTTATGAAAGAATTTTTCCCGGAGAGATTGAAGTGTCATTCATCATGACACCATCAACTGTGGGACTTCATAGAATTCAATTTTCACAATGGATGGATTCAATCATAAGTCCTACGACTAATTTTGTAAATGTAAACCGCTCAAATTATGTTGGTCAGATGCTTATAACCTTAGAGGATTCATTGCAACAACCAATCCATTCCGTAGAATTTTTGGAAGTTTTCCCTAAAGCAATCCAACCAATATCTTTAAGTTATGGAGCAGAGAATGATTATATAAGACAAACAATTTCATTCTCTTTCAAGAGATATATTGAAGCAGGTGATGGCAATATAGAATCTAGACAGAGTGGAACCGCTCAACTGAAGAACCTACCCCAAACCAGATAAATGAGTTGCATAGATTAAAAGTGAAAAGGAGAATAGATTATGTCAATATCTACATTACTAAAGTCAGAAATTCCTCAATATAGTTTAACTTTGCCAATTACTGGCAAAAAAGTTAACTATCGTCCTTATTTGGTGAAAGAAGAAAAGATACTTCTTTTAGCGATGGAACAAAAACGAGAACATGATATCCTCACGGGAATAAAAAATTTAATTGAGGCGTGCTGTGATAATCTCGATGCAGGAAATATTCCAATTGTTGATTTAGAATATGTGTTTTTAAATCTTCGAGCAAAGTCAGTTGGTGAAACTGTAGAGCCTGTAATTGTGTGTCCGATTACTGGAAAAAATGTAAACTTAAAGTTTGATCTAACAGAGATTCAACCAGTTAACATTAATAAAAATTTAAAGATTAGTATTACTGATACTGTTGGAGTAACTTTAAAATATCCAACTTTAAATATACTGATGAACAAGGAAAAGAAAGAAAACTCAACAGAGATGGAAGAATTGTTTGATCTGATACTTCTTTGTATAGATGAAATTTGGACACAGGATGAAATTCACAAAACGAGCGATGTGGCTAAAGAAGAAATAACAGAGTTCATAGACTCAATGACAGTAGATCAGTTTGATAACATTTTAGAATTTTTCAAAAACCTACCTAAACTTAGAAAAGAGATAACTTATAAAGTCCCTCTTCAAGAGGGAGATGGTGATTCAGAACAACTTGAACATACAGTTGTCATGGAGGGGTTAATGGATTTTTTCGGCTAGGCCTTTCTCACATCAACTTATATTCTAATTACATTATTAATTTTCAACTCGCACAACATCACAAATGGAGTTTGACAGAAATTGAAAATTTAATACCGTGGGAGAGGGAAATCTATTTGTCACAGTTACAGAAATTTATACAAGAAGAGAATCAAAGATTACAGCAAAGATAGGATAAAGTAAGTGCCAAAATTTAATTACAAAGCAGTCAAACCTCAAAGTGAAGGTGGCGGAGAAGTAAAGGGAACATTGGAAGCCTCATCGGCAGAAAATGTTATGGAGTACATACAGACTCGTGGCTTATTCCCTATTGAAATTAAAGAGGTTGCAACCGCAGAAATGGTTGGCGCTGGTGCTGGAGGTCAACAATATAAAGCATTCTCTGAAACCTCTGGGGCATCAGGTGTTCTGAAGAAAGCTACAAATAAATTAAAAGAGGCAAGACAAAATATAGGTGGAGTTCTAAAAGGTGGATCTGATCAAACTGTAGGTGAAGCAAGACAAGATGGATCTCTTCCAGAAGTTTCATCTGCTTTATCAAAGATATCAGAGGAGTCAGATGAAACTAATCAGAAACAAGAAACAAAAATTGATATTCTGAGGGAAATTAGAGGGTTTGTAGAGAGCTTAGTAGAACTAAAGGAAAAAGAACTAAGTTTAATGCCTACAGCATCAGAAGCAAAAGAAGATGAAAACGAAAAGAAGAAGGCAAGAATAGCAGGAGGAACTAGAAAAGATGAAAAAGGTTCTCGGGATGAAAAGGGTGGCGGACTATTTTCTTCTCTGCTTAAAGGATTTGGTGATATTGCCAAACTAGTTCCAGGCGTGGCAGCATTGTCGGGTCTAATCACAGGAGGAATGCTCAAAGTAGGTCTTATAGGAGCGGCCGCGGTTGGAGGTTTCCTGGTCGGAAATTGGTTATACGAAACATTTTTTAAAGCTACTTGGGAAGGAATACTTAAAGCGGATAGACTAAAACAAGAGGCAACAGGAAATAGAATCCAAACTTCGACGGCAGAGGCCACACAGATAGCAGGATCGGGTGGATTAGAAGACGCTTTCACAAGTCCAGAGCGCAAAGCAATACCAAGAAGTGAAATGCAAAGAAGAGTAGAGGCTGGAGAGTCACAAGAAGATTTCAAACCGATTATCGCCAGAAAAAATGTAGAGACCGGAGAATTTATTGACGGAGTAGGTATAATAAGAGTAGAGGATCAACAGAATAGAATTGAAGTTTTTCAAAGAAAACAAGAGGCGAGAGAAATAATCCAAGCAGAAGGAAAAGGCGGCACTGCGATTGGAACCGAAGGAAGATCTGCACTTGATCAAACGATGTTTGATGGAAAATTGATGGGTTTTGAGAAAAGAATATCACAATTTTTAAAGTATTATCCAAATGATGAGGATGCTGAACAAGCCCAGGGTGATGCGAGAGGGGCGTACGCGAGAGCTTGGAAGGACTTGAAGTTTTCGGTCGATGCAGCTATTGAGCGAGATGATGGCTCCATTGATATTCTATTAAAATCAATATCAAAATTTCCACTTTTAGATACAATATATAGCAACACCACGCTTAATAGTGATGGTACGATGAGAACGAGGGGATCAATCGATGAGGCGCTGGATAGAGACAATGTTATGGATGGACAAACTTTGTATTTCAGAACACTTGATGGTTGGAGATCAAGAGGAACTCCAGCCGAACTTGCAGGATATCCTGAATTAGAAAAACCAGAGAGTGGAACAGCACTTAAACTTGGTGGATTGGTGACTAGACCGACCAGAGCATTAATTGGTGAAGCAGGAGCAGAATTAGTTCTACCATTACAACAAGCTGCTACGTTTATTGCAAGTGTTTTAACTTCGATGGTAAACACAGGTGCGCCGATCATGGCAAATGCTAAGAGTGGTCTTTTGGCCGCAGATATGATGACTAATTCTAGTCTCTCTTCTGGTGGATCCGCAAATATCATAAGTGTTAACAATTCATCTAATCCAACAATGAATACTTCAAATAGTTTATCTATTGGTGGATCAGGAACCTCTCCAAATATGAATAATATTTCTTACTTGAGAACTAAATCAAGAAGATCAAATTCAGAAATGTTCTAAAAAGAAAGGGAGGGGTTTCCCCCTCCCGTTTCCTCAATCTTCGGCTGCAAGTTTCTCAAAATATGTCAGAGCATCACTTTCTTCAACTTCAGTCGAAGAATCATTTGCATCCTCAGATTTGCTAACAGGAGTTTCAACCTCAACCAAGAACCCGTTGACATTGACCTTGTAGGTCTGGCCGTAGTTCGCAGCTCGAATCCAGATCAAGCATTCGTGAGGGAATGGTCTGGGCTGTGCTGGAGCCAAGTCCGCTTTCATCGCGGTGGCTGTGGTCAAGTTGCAGACGAATGTGAAGTCAGCAACCGTCACAGCTCTCAGCTGAGTTCGAGCGTCAGTGACACTGTTCAGATAGCTGTATGAATCTCCGTCTTGAGTTACAGGGATTTCATTTCCCTCCAGGTCAAAGACCTGCACTCCGGTGTTTGTAATGACTGCTAAATACTCTTCCTTCTGGTCGCGAAGGATGGAGTGGACGAATGCATCACCAAAAGGGACTGTTGAGACCTTGGCCAAAGTCTCGGTGTAGTCACGCTTCCGAAGACCTTCCGCAATTGATGAAACTGCATTGATCTGAATAGACCCTTGGCTCGGATCGCGTTGTGCGTCTGGTTGTTGAGAGATCCCCTGTATGAGATTGGGGATTGCGTAGCTGACGAGATTAGCCAATGCGGACACCTCCGTAAATGCCGCGCATCA